GCTGGCGTCGTCGAGCCGCGAGCGGTCCATGCCGCCGCCCCATTCGCGGTTGGTCAGGCACTCGTAGACGATATGCGCGCCGTTCATCGCGTGGATTTCGCCGTCCGCGAGGACGACAGTCGCCTTCTCCGGGTACCAGGGCTCGCCGTCCCAGCCGGCCGTGGTGCGGCGCACGCGGATCTTCCAGGGCTTGAGGTAGGGAGTCATCGCCGACACCAGGCCGTCGAAGAACAGCGTGGCCATCCCGCGGAAACCGGGGACCTCCCCGCCGAGCATGCTGACCAGCCCGGCCGGGGCGGTCTGGGTCAGCTCGCCCATCAGCACGTCGAGCGGTCCCTGGATGCCGCCCTCCTTCATCTTCCCGCCGAACAGGTCGGGCTTGTCGAGGTAGACCTGGCCGCTCCCGGTCACGCTGCCCCTGAAGGCGTCCTTGCCGTCGATGCGGATCTGCACCAGCTCGTTCACCGGTCCGCGGCCGAGGCCGATGTGCAGGCCCATGTAGTACTTGAAGCCGACGGTGACGCTAGCCCCCATGCCCATCGGTCACCTCCCGCGCATAGTCGACCAGGTGGTGGGCCAGGGCATCGCCCGTGGCCAGCAGAGTAGCGGCCGGGATACCGCCGTCGCGGACGATGGCCGCCCAGTCAAGCCCGTAGCGTTCGCACAGGGCGCGGGCGCCGCGGTGGCAGTAGCCGGGCCGGGCGCCGAAGGCCGGGACGCTGTGCAGGTGGTCGAGGGTCACGAACAGGTCGTCCGCTTCGGTTGCTTCGCTGTCGTTCATCATTTTCCGCTCGAGGTCTTGATCTTCTTGGTCCGCAGGTGGCCGTAGCTGAGTACCTGCCAGTCGCCGCTCCAGCAGTCGCCGAAGAACACCGCCTGCGGCGTGCCCTCGTCGGGCACCGGCAGGTCGAAGTCGCTCAGCGCCGCCGGCTTGGGGGTGGTCGGCTTGGGGCGCATCAGATAGCTCAGGGCCATCGAGGTGATCATGATGGCGACCTGGATCGTCGTCGGGTCCATGGCGGTCCTCAGAAATACTGGTTGCCGTCGAAGGGGGATGTCCCGGCCAGGTGCGGAACGCCGCCGTAGTTGGCCAGGTTGTCGTACTGCTGGCAGCCGGCGACGGTCTGCCGGCAGCCCGGGTAGAGGCGGATCGCCTGGCCCGCGGAGAGGCCCGCGGTGCCGCCGAGCAGGGTCAGGCGAGTGCCGGCGTGCCGTTCGATGCCGCGCCGCTCGTACTCGCCGCTACCGATCGGCCATTCGAGGTAGCCGCCGGTGAAGTAGCCCTCCGGGTAGCCGGCCAGGGTGCCGTTGTCCAGGCCCGCCCCGTCCAGGCTCTGCACGCTGCTGTCGATCCGGTAGCCGTTGCGGTCGACTCCGCAGGCCAGCGAGTAGAGGGCGTGCGGGCAGTTGCGCTCCCAGCCCAGGCGCAGGCCCTGCATATCGACGCGCTCGCTGAGCGGCGCGCAGGCGATCTCGCAGCGGTCGGGCTGCGTCCATTTCACCGAGCGCACCTCGCCGACCCAGATCACCAGGTAGCCGTCGATCCCGTCGTGGCGGGCGAACACCGTCAGCGACACCGGCGCGCTGGGCGCCGTCGCCCGGTAGAGCTGGGCGAGTTCCAGATCGCCCGGGGCGGTGACGACGAACTGGTCCTGCTGGCTGTCGCCCGACTGCTGGATGCCGTTGTCGGCGATCCCGCCGCGCAGGGCCTTGAAGGTCTGGCTGAGGTGGTCGACGTCGCGGTCGCAGGAGGCATAGGCCCAGCGCAGCAGGCCGCGGGCGAACTGGTAAAGGCGGATCGGCCGCCCGCCGGCGAGCGAGCGCTCGGCACTGTCAAAACTCATCGTCGCGGACTCCTCTGAACACCAGGGCGCAGTTGGCCACGCCCTCGCTGTCGGTTTCGTGGTGGATTTCGAGGCTGTCGCTGTCCAGCCGGCAGAGGGTCAGCCAGCTAATGCGCAGCACCTCGGCCGGCTCGATCTGCACGCCGAGCGGGCTGTCGATGGCCAGGCGCTCGACGTCCGCGCTCAGCTCGCTGCTGCCGGTGATCCGGCGGTGGAAGGCGGTGCCGTCCCACAACTCGATGCGGATGTCGCAGCGCCCCGGCCGGGACTGCCCGAAGCGCGTGTAGCCGACGTTGGCTACGTCGAGGGTGGTGGCCACCGCGGTGACCGTGGCGACCGGCTCCAGGTCGGCGGCATGGGTCGGCAGCCAGACCGGCACCTGCCGGCCGCGCAGGGAGTAGAGCAGGCTGCGCAGGGCGCTGCGCTCGCTGCGGCCCATCCCCAGCCAGCGGTAGCCCTGCACCGGGAAGGCCCGGCCGGCGATATCGCTCTGCCGGGGGATGGCCGCGCCGTTGTCGAGCGTCGAGGTCAGGCGCGCGCAGCTCGCGGTCAGGTCTTGCGACTCGTCGGGGCGCAGCTCGAACACCGGCCGCCCGCGGTAGAGGGCGGTCGGCAGCACGGCCGGCCAGTCGCTCGCCTCCACCAGCTGGAAGCGCACCTCGGCGCGCTGCGCGGTGTCGGTGAGGCGGGTCAGGCTCGGCGGTTCGAGCAGTTGCGCCGGGCGTGCCGGGTAGAGCCGCGATCCGGCCGGCCAGGCCTGCTGGGCGGGCCGCGCCAGGTCGAGGCCGCCCGCGTCGATCCCGGCGACCTCGACCACCTCGCAGGCGAAGGCCGATTCGCCGCGCAGCAGGGCCAGGCGGCCGACGGCGAAGTCCAGGCCCGCGGTGGCGCAGGCGAGGCGCGTCGCGCCGGGGGCGAGCGGCTGCTCGAGCAGCTGGATGTCCGGCCACACCGGCAGCGCCCAGGTTCTCGATCCCCAGCCGAACAGCGCCAGGTCGAGCAGCTGCCGTTCGCGGCCCTCGACCAGCAGCGGCGCCTCGAACTCCCGGCGCGGGGCGAGGCGGATCGCCCGGCGCTGCTCGACGCCCGACTCGCTCTGCAGGATGTCGGTGGCCCAGGTCAGGGTCTCGGTCACCCCGTCGGCCCAGTCCGGGGCGAAAGCCCAGGCGACGATCCGGTTGGCGGTGATCCGCAGGGCCGCTTCGTCGCCGTTGTCGAACGACCAGCGCAGCGCGGTATCGAGCACCGGGGCGCCGTCGGGAGTAACCGAGACTTGCCAGATACGCTCCTGCAGGGCGGTGAAGGTCAGCGGCGCGGCCGGCTGGCCGGACAGCTCGATCCCCTCGTCGAGGCCGGCGATGCCGAGCAGCGTGCGCGACTCCCGGTAGGCGTTCCACAGGGAGACAGCCGCGGTCTGGGTAGAGACCACGTTGCCCAGCTCGAGCTGTGCCGGGCTGATGTGGATACGGTCGTACCAGTCGTCGACGAAGGCCCGCTGCCGCTGGCCGGAAATCGGTCGGCCGTTGGCCTCGACGGGCCAATGGGTAGCCAGCGGCTGCGAGCCGACGCGGGGCGTGGCGTTGACGAAGGGCGACGGGGCGAACTGATCGACCCAGGCGAACGTCCAGTGGTCGCCGGTCAGGTTGGGGTTGTCGGTCAGGCCGCCCTGCGTCGAACGGGCCAGTTGCCCGTTGAGCACGGCCATTTACGGCCCCTCGTAGCGGATCGCCCAGCCGAAGGTGCCGGTGTGGTTGACGAGGCTGCCTGCGTTGCGGTTGGTCGAGTCTTTGCGGTACCAGGGGAAGAGCTTCCAGCGCTCGCTGCCGAGGGTGACGATCTGGCCCGGCGTGTAGTTGTCCACGCGGGTGTAACGGGCATGCTCGAGGTCGGCGGTCAGGCTGAGCTTGTTGGACAGGCGGATCTTCCAGGCGCGGATCGGCAACAGCACCGCCTCGCTGTTCCAGGCGTTGGGCAACAGGCCGATCAGCGGCATGCAGGGGCTGATACCCACCGCCGGCCCCGTCAGCGTCTGCGCCAACCACCAGCCCTGGGCATCGAGGTCGGAGTGCAGCCAGGCGTTGCGGTTGGAACCCTGGATGGCATTTGTCGACCAGAACAGGGCAGCCGTCGTGCTAGCCGAGCCGGCCCCGCCCTGGTTGTAACTCATGGTCACGCCGGACGAGGCGGCAGCCGAACCGAGGGACGCCCCCACCCACATACCCGAGCCCGGCAGCCCCTGTACCGTGGAGGCACCGAAGGCACACCACTGGTAGAAATCCACGCTGTAGTTGACCACCAGGTAGACCTCGCCGGAAAAGACGAAGATCTCGTAGCCCAGCGGGAAGGCCAGTGGCGTGCTGCCGATCTGGCCGATGCGCACCACGTCCGGCGCGTCGCCGGCCGTCGCGCCGGTGCGTCCCAGCAGGGTCAGATAGCCGCCGACGATCTGCAGGCGCAGGAACAGCCCGCCCTTGCTCAGCACCTCGCTGCCGCTGCTCCAGCTCCAGCCCTCGCCCGTGCAGGCGTCGATCAGCGCCTGGCGCAGCGCGGTCAGGTCGTTGGCAGTTCCGCTATAGTAGGCCATCAGCTGTCGAGTCTCATTGCGTAGTAGTCGGTATGCCCGGTGCGCCAGACGTCCTGGATCACCACATAGGTCTTGCCGTCGACGGTCAGGGTGTTCTCGACGGCATTGTTGAAGCCGCTGATATAGAAGATCCCGTCCAGCACGCCCCAGAGGTTGGCGCTGTTGTCGTGCAGCTCGACCGGCAGCAGGGGGTACACGTTGCCGGTGTCGCGCAGGTTTGGGCTGCCCGACGAGGTGCCGTCCCCGGCGATATAGCTGTTGCCCCAGGGGTAGCAGTACGGCTGCAGCCAGCCGTCGTTGCTGCGCAGCCCCATGGCCGCTTTGTTGCCCTTGAAGTACCCCGAGTGCGCGGTATCGCTGAAGCGGGTCGCCGCCGCGCCCGAGAGCATCCCGCCACAGACCACCGGGTACGGGTACTGGCTGGGCCGGCCGTAGGGCAGCATCTTGCCGACGTAGCAGCTCTCGTAGACCGGCGTGCCGACCTTCATCGCCAGGGCGATGCGCTGGCCGTTGAGGGTCAGCCAGTAATCGATCCGCTGGTTGTGCGCCGGCACGCCGGAGAGCCGCGCGCCCGGCTGGGTATCGAACGAGTTGCCCGCCACATAGCCGGTGAACACCCCGGCCAGCAGGTTGTAGTAGTCGGCGGAGGCATCCTGGTAGGTGCGAAAGCCGACGAAGATTTCCTCGGTGCGGCTCAGGCCGGAGCCCTTGAGGATCAGCTCGCGGTTGGTCGAGACGGTGTCGTAGCGAAGGACCTCCCACTCGGCGTCGGCGGCCGCGGCGGCGCCCTGGGTGACCGGAACGGTGAAGACGTCGCCGACGATGAAATCGGTCGCACCGTCCGTGAGGGTGAATTTCAGCAGCCCGTTGTCGTAGGCGACGCCGACCGTGGCGGCCGCCTGGGCGCCGGACACCGAACCGACCACCGAGAAGGTGCCGCCGTTGGCCGCCGCGGCGGTGCAGGTGAGCGTCCAGGTCTCGGTCACCGACGCGGGCGAGGCCTCCAGCCCGGCGAGCGTGCCGTTGCCGGTGCGCGTGCCGCCGATGCTGCCGAGCACGCCGAAGCCGCCGCAGAACAGGCGGAGGGCGGCGAGCAGGTTGTAGTGGGCCAGTTGGCCGTTGGCGTTGTCGACGTAGCCGATTTGATGGGGCATGGGGTTAAACCTTGAGGAGGCTGCGAACGGTGCTGGCGTTGCGCTGCAGAAAGACCTTGAAATGTTCCTGGCCGGGCTTGCTCCAGGCCATCGAGGCGATCTGGCCTTCGTCCTGCACGGCGTAGAGGTTGATCGCGTTCTGCACCTGGGTGCTCATGGCCTTGGCCGGCTCGGCCAGGGTCGTGGTGCCCAGGCTCGGCGCCGGCAGCGCGGGGGCCGGCACGCCGGCCAGGCCGCCGGTGGCGTGGCGCACGCGGCGGGCGTAGTCGTCCAGGGCGGCCATGTCCTGGGCGTTGAAGGCGTGCAGGAAGTCCAGCGCGCCGGGTTGCTGGACCACCGCGGCGCGGGTGACGAACTCGTTATTGGAGAGCCAGGCGGAAATGCTGTCGGAGGTTCCGGTGCCGGGGCCGGTGACATGGCCACCCGTGGCTGCCGCTACCGATCCGCCGCCGAACAGGCCGCCAATACCACCCAGGATGCCGCTGAAAATCGAGTCGCCGCCGCCCCCGCTAAACAGACCACCGAGGCTATCGAACAGGCTGCCGAACAGATCGGCGCCGCCGCTGAACACCGAGTCCAAAGCACTGCTGAACGTACCGCTGCCGGTTTCCGATGCGGATGTGATGGAGCTGCCCATTTCTGCCGCGCCCTGCGACGAGGCTGCTCCGATCTCTCCCGCTATCCCCGAGGCTCCGGACGCGCCGGATGCCGCTCCGCCGGCAGCCTGCCCGGTCCCCGCCGACGAAATCGCCGCCGCCATGGCGGCCCCCGCCTGGACCCCGGCAGCAACAATGGCCGCCGCCATGCTCTGGCCACCTACCGCCGAAGCGCTGGTGATCGCCGCTGCCTGGGAGCTGGACTCGCTCTGTCCGCCGCCGAGCAGGCCCATGATGCCTGCGGTCGCCTGCTCGGCCAGCCGCTGCGTCGCCAGCTGCAGCATGGCGTCCGCCACGCTGGAGACCAGGCTGGTCACCGCGTCGCGCAGGTTCATCGTGCCATCCGTCAAGCCGGCCAGGGCCTCTTGGATGCCGCCGGCCAGGCCGCTCTTCAGGGCGCGCTCGAAGTCGCCGGCGGCATTGCGGGCCAGAGTGATCTTGTCGCGGATCGCGTCGATCTGGACCTGCGCAGCCTCGCCGGCCGTACCGCCCTTGACGGCAATCTCTTCCAGGACGGGCAGTTGCCTTTCCAGCTCGTCGGCTTCCTTCCGGCGCAAATCAAGGATCTTCTGGCGCGCTTCGGTTTCGGTGATGAGGCCGGCATCCAGCTGAACGCCGATGCTCTGCTCGGCCCGGTCGTTGCGCGAAAAGGTCTTGTCGATCTGCTTGCCGATCTCGTCGAGCTGGATCTGCGCCTGGCGAATCGGCAGCACGTCCTTCATCAGCTGGATGCCGCGCTGGTTGCCGGTCTTCTCGAGATCCCGCATGGCCTGCGCGAATTGCGCCTCCAGTTCGATACGGGCGGCTTCGCCTGCCTTGCCTTGCGAGCGCAGCAGTTCCGCTTCCAGTCCAGCATTGGTGCGGGCGTTTTCGGTCAGGGCCTGGTGCTTGCGGACCTGCTCGTCCAGGGCGACGTTCTGGGCCAACTGGGCCTTGATGGCCGCCTCGTTGGCCAGCAAGCTCCGCTGGTCGGCGGTGAGGATCTTTTTCTCTTTGAGGTCGGCGATCAGCTGGACGAACTGTGCCTGTTGCCGCTGGGCCTCCGTGAGCTTGTCCGTGCTGCCCAGCTGGCTTTCCAGCGTTGCCTGCTGGTTGCGCAGTTGCTGGAGCATGCGGGTCGCAGCATCGTCGGTGACGGCCTTCTGTCGCTTGGCCGTTTCCTTGTACTGATCCCGGGTCTGCCTTTCCAGGGCAGCCTCTTGTTCGGCGGTGATGGTATAGCCAGCCGTTCTCGCCGACGCGATCAAGCGCCGATTATTTTCCAGCGCCTGGGTAAGCTTGTCGGCCTTGGAAGCAGTCGCGTCGATGCTCTTCTGGATTTCCTCGTAGGCCTTGGTTCCTGCGCTGATGTTCTGTGCGTCGAACATCTTTCGACGGGCTTCCGCCACGTCGTCGACCTCTTTCTGCAGTGCCGCGGTCCACTCGGCGGAGACGCCCGTCTCGCCTGCCGAGAGTGCAACCATGTTGGGATTGTCGCCCAGTACCAAAGGGTTGACCCTGGCCTGCTGGATCGTTGCGAGGCGCGCCTGCAGCTTCGTCAGCTTCTGGTCGAGGGTATCCTCCCGCCCAACATCAAGAACCGCATCCCATGCGCCTTTGGCTGCTTCCTTTACGCCTCCCCAGGCCGTCTCGATATACCCAAGGTTCTCGATGATCTTGTCTGCACGCGCCGTCTGGGCCTCGGCAAGAGCCTGCTCGGCGAGCGAGGCGGCCCCCAGGGTATCGCCTTGCTCCTGCAAGGCCCGGATCTGCTCGTATACCGACGCGGTGAGGAAGTGGTACTGCTCATTGAGCTGGACCACGGCCTTAACCGGGTCCTCGGCAATCTTGGCAAACTCGGCTACGGTCTCGGCCAAAGCCTTGCCGGTAGCCTGCTCCATTTTGAGTGCAGCAACTGCAATCTCTTCGAAGCGATCACTGGTGATCTTTCCGGTTCCGGCAAGCTGGGCCAGTACGTCTGCCGCTGCGCCGACGGTGCCGACCGTAGTACCGACCTGGCGAGCCATGGCACCCAGGCCGCCTGCCGTAGTTCCGGCGTAATTGCCGGTCAGCATCAGCGACTCATTGAACCGGTCCTGCTCTTCGCTTCCCTTGTAATAGGCCAAGGCCAGGACACCCGCTGCGGCAGAGGCCGCGCCAATCGCCGCCGCCATCGGGTTGATGCTGGAGACGACGGCCCGCGCCGCATTGCCGATCCCGCCGAACGAGTCCCGGATCTGCCCGCCCTGCTGAATGGCGACCATCCAGATCGGCATGCCGGAGGCCAGGCTGGTAACCACGTCGGTCAGTTGCATCGGCAACATACGCATGGCTTGGCGATATTCGCCTGCGGACAGGCCAGCGCGCTGCATAGCCTGGCTGTTGTCGTTCAGACTGCTGCGCATCGCGCGCAGCTGAGTGAGCGTGGATGCCACGCTGTTCCGATAATTCGCCTCGGCCTCGGCCCGCTGCTTGGCCGACAAGGTGCCGTCGCTGGTGACTAGCCGGTACTGTTGGCGCAGCTCGACCAACTGGCGTTGGGTCTGCTCGATATCCCCCACGCCGAGCGCGCTGCGAGCCGCCGCCAAGGACGTCTGCTGGGTCGATGGGGAGGACGATGCGCTCTGCCCTGCCGATCCGGCCCGGGCGGACGACGCCTGCCGCAGCTCGCGCAGCCGGGTGAGGGTCTGCTCCACGCTGTGGCGATAATTCGCCTCGGCTTCGGCCCGCTGCTTGGCCGACAGGGTGCTGTCGCTGGTGACCAGCCGGTATTGCTGCCGCAGCTCGACCAGTTGACGCTGGGTCTGCTCGATGGCACCGACGCCGAGGGAACTCCTGGCCGAGGATTGGGCGGCGTCTACACGGCCGGCATCCAGGCGGCTGGAGAACTGCTGGGCCAGCCGGCTCTGCTCGGCGGCCAGGTTGCGCATGTCGACGCCGGCGCCCTGGAGCGCGGCGCGCATCTTGGTCAACTGGCCGATCTGGGTCAGCTCCTGACGCTCCAGTGCCCTTAACTCGGAGACGGCCAACTTGTAGCTCGCCGCCATCTCCTTGGTCGGCCTGTCGACAGAGGCCAGGGAAGCCCCCAGGTCGCGCACCCGGTCGCGGGCCTCGCGCATCTTGCGGCCGGTCTGTTCCAGGGAGCTTTCCAGCTCGCGGAAGCTGTTGACCTGGCGCAGCGGCTTCTCCACCGCCCTCACCAGTTCGGCGTACTGCTGGCGGAAACCGGCAACTTCCTTCATCGCCTCGCTGACGTTCGCGGAGATGTTCAGCTCGATCTTTTCCGCCATGGGTTTCTCCGGGCAATAAAAAACCCGCACCTGGCGGGATTGGTGTCCTGCTTCAGATCACGTCATGCAAGCCAGAAAACACTGACTTTCAAACTCGGAAGCAGGTCTTTTCTGGTATTTTTCGAATACATAAAGACACGTTCTCCCGACACCTCGCCAGACCCCGCAATTCCTCGCGCAAAGCCAGGCTGAGCCAATGGAAAGCCAAGCTCGAGTGGCTCGCCTGTGCGCGAAATTGCAGGAAGCTCTACAGAGCACCCGGCGAGCAAAGAAGAACCAGAGGAATAACCCCCACCACCAAGGAGCCCCCCCATGGACACTCTCTGGATCACCGCCTCGGCGATTGCCGCTCTGGTAGCCGTGGCAGTAGCGCTCCGCATAGCCTTGAAGCCCCGCCGCTTCAAACCCAAAAGCGACGCCTATTGGAAAGAAAAGGCCCGGGACATGCAGAAGAAGCACACCGGCCAGGTCATTTCGTGGAATCCGCGCTTCACCAAGGGGCGGTCAAGGACGACAGACAAGCGATAGCCAACAACCGAAAGCCCCGCGGCGGGTGCGACTCGTCACCGGGCAGCTCCCATCCTTGAGCCATTCGGCCCAGCCTCTACCCTGCCAACTGCCTGACCAGCGCCTGCGCCTCCTTGCCGCCGGCCATACCGTACCCCACGTCGACGATCCGCTCGGCGCGCAGCCGGCGCTCCCGGCGCAGGGCGCAGTCGTAGTGCAGGAGGATCTGCCGCTGGGTCATCCGGCCGATGTCGGCGGGGCTTCCGTAGCCGGCGCCGACGAGGGTGGCGTAGACGTCGCCCCAGCGGGGGCCTGCGCCGCCAGCCATTGCAGGGCCGCGCGGCGCAGATAGAAAGGGCCGTTGGCCCCCCACCACATCATCAGCAGCAGGTGGCCGTCGGCCTGACTGAGCGACTCCACCCACTCGTCCTCGACGTCGGCCGCCACGGCCAGCAGGTGCACGACGGTATCGGCATGCTCGGCCGCCACGGCCAGCACCGCGTCGAAGATCGTGCCGTCGGCGCCGATGAGGCCCTGCAGCGCGGCGACGATCGGCTCAGCCTTGGGCAGCAGGCGCAGCCCCTCGACGAAGCCGTACTCGCGCACGGTGATCTTCCGGCCGGAAATGACTGCGGTTCGCTCCGGGTGGAGCACCTCCAGGTCGTCGCTCCCGGCCGCCGCCTTCCTCGGTTCGCGCTTCTTCGCCATGGTTATGCCGCCTTCGACTTCATCATCCGGCCGTAGCCGCCGAGGTTGCTGTTCTTGAGGTTGATCGGGTCGAGCAGCAGGGTGCCGGTCAGTTGCAGGCCGCCCCAGTCGTCGTTGATCAGGCCGAAGTCTCTCACCGGGTCGAACTGCACGCGGTACAGGTCGAGGATCACCTGGTCGCCGGTCACGGTATTGATGCCGTCGAAGAAGATCCAGCGCTCGGGCGGCGTGCTGTTGGCGAAGATCGCCAGGCTGTCGGCGGCGGCGTAGCTGTAGTCCGCCTCGAACGGCTGGGTCAGGCTGGCCGGGCTGAGGACTTTGACGATGCCGCCGGCGAGCGAGACGATCTCGTAGTGGGTGCCCTCGACCAGCGTGACCGGGCTGGCATTGCCGTCGGTCAGCACCAGGCTGGAGACGAAGCGCTGGTCCAGTTGCACCTCGTCGCCGGCCACCAGCCCGCTCGGCAACTCCTCGGCCGATACCGTGCCGGAGGCGATGGCGACCGGAGTCGAATGCAGGGCCAGCGTCAGGTTCTCGAGCAGAAACTCGTCGAGGGTGATGTTCAGGGTGCCGCTCTTGCCGGTGATCAGCGAGCCGTAGAGGCCGCGCGATCCGCCGAACGATTCGTTCTTGTCGGACTTGTTGGCGGAAATCGCCAGGGTGGCGGCCGAGGCGTTGCCGAGCCAGGTACGCTTGCCGGGCTTGCCGGTGGTGGCGTTGCGGACGGCAGAGAAAAAACGTCCCTGCAGGGAATAGAGTTCGCTCATGGGGTTCTCCGGATCAGAGGCCAGTGATGAAGGTGTGCAGGTTTAACGAGATGACTACCGTGCCCTTGGGGACTTCGTGGTCGGCCAGGAACTGCTGCATTTCCTTGAAGGTGACACTGTGCAGTCCCGGCTGGCCCCAGGGGGTGGGAGTGCTTTTCGGCGTGACCAGGCAGCGCAGCAGGTCGCAATAGACGTCGTTCAGCGCCTCGAGACCGCCGGAAGGATCGGCGGCGCCGACCACCTTGCGGCCGAGGCCGACCAGCCAGCCAGGCCCGCGCTGGTTCGGCGCGGGACACTCGTCCGGCTGGACGACGATCAGCGGGTACTCGACCTCCTCGGCTTCGAGCAGCGCGCCGAGGTAGCCGGCATGCACGCGATGGCCGATGTCGGTCAGGTAGCCATTGTCCGGCGTGATGGTGCGCAGCCGGTCGAGCAGTGCCTGATCGGCCAGATTCAGCGGGTTCACAGGTTGGTCCTCTTGAGCTGGCGGGCAATTTCTTCGCGCAGGATGCGCTGGCCTGCCGCCTGGTAGTCGGGGAGCTTGCTGTTGAGGATCTGCGAGGGCGACGGACCGTAGAGCGCCTGGATCTTCGTGCGCGACAAGTCGCCGCCATCGACGGCCATGCCGAGGCGCTCGGCCTTGGAGCGCTTGCCGGTGCGAATGAAGATCAGGCCATCGGTCGATCCAGATCCCGCCGACTCGACGATGAACGCGCCCGGGAGAACGCGCGCCCTGCCGGAGACGTTGACCTGCACGCCGGCACGACGGCGCTTGCCCTTCTTCTGCTTCCGGTACAGCTGCCGGTGCGGAAAATGGCTCAGCACCAGCCCCTTGCGCCGCGCCCAGATGCGCACCTGGCCGCTCCAGCTCGCCGCCCGGGTCAGGATCACCCGCTCGCGCAGGGTGTTGCGCTTGATGTTCACCGCCGCCCCCATCTCCCGGAGGATCTGGGCGCGCAGGGTTTCGCCGGTGTCGTTGGTGGCCATGAGCACGGCGCGCTTGGCCTTCTCGTCGGCGACCTCCAGGCGCTTCAGCGCTGCCTTGCCGCCCCTGAATCCGACCTTGATGCTCATGCTGGCCGCACCGCGGCGGTAACGATCACGCCGTCATTGCGCACCGGCACGGTGACCAGCCAGCTTTTGCCGTCCAGGATGAATAGCCCGTCGCGGCGGACCTTGGGCAGTTGCTCGACCAGGATGCTGATCTGCACCTGGTCGACCAGCAGCACGCCCTCCTCGCCGACACGCTCGACGTCGCGGGCCAGTACCAGCTCCAGCCCCTCCAGCAGCCCGCCGCTCGCATCCTGGTAGCTGCCCAGCGACGCCTCACGATGCCGCCGGAAGATGTCGCGGGCGGCGCGCGCCTTGAGCAGCTGGCGGGTCATGCCTTGGTCAGCTTGATGATGGCCCGCGGGCGGGTGCAGATGGACAGCGGATTGGACTGCGCCTCCAGCTCGATGCCCTTGTTGTGCGGCAGCGGCTCCTGGCTGGCGTAGAACTTCTGGCCCATGGTGTTGACCGTATCCATGTAGTCCGCCGGGGCGTACTTGGTGACCAGCAAGCCGTCGACGCCGAGCGGGATCAGGTAGGCGTCGTCGGTGCCGATGAACTCCACGCTTCCGACCTTGCCGTAGAACTCCTGCCACTCGACGCCACCGAACTGGAAACCCATCGGGCGCATGTCGGCGCGCAGGAACTGGCCGTCCTGGTAGCGATCCCAGGCGTCGGTGGTTGACTTGTGGCCGGTGAAGGCGTCCCAGAAGCCGCGCCCGCACACGGCCAGCCAACCGGTGATGATGCCGCTGTCGGCGATGGCGTCCTCACCCTTGCGCTTGGCCTCGACGATCTTGCCGAGCACCTTGGTGGCATCGCTGCCCAGCGCCATGGCCTGGGTCTGCGGGTTGATACCGAACTGCTTGTGCAGGTCGAGCAGCAGACGCTGTCCGTCAGCATCGTAGATCTTGCCGGTGATCGCGCCGGCCCGCTGGAAGCGGATGGTCGCCTCGAGGCGTTTGCGCTGTTTGGCCAGGCGCTTGCCGACCAGCTCCATGACGGTTTCCAGCTCGGTCTCGGAGCCGAAGGAACGCACGCCCTGTACCTCGTCGGCGCGGATGGTCGAGCGGGTCGGCAGGTGCAGGGTCCTGAAGGAGATAGCGTCGCGCTGTGCACCGGTGGTGATGTCGGCCGGTGCGCCACGCTCGCCGGCCGGGACCAGGGCGAGGCTATCGTTTTCGCGCTCGATGAATACGGCGGTGGTGCTGACGCCCTCTTCCTCGAACAGGGAGTCCAGCAGCGTCGGAACGCGCTGGCCCTCCGGGCTGGTGTTGATGGCATCGGTCAGGCTGATCGCGCTGAAGGCATCGCCGTTGAAAATATCGAGAGTCGCCATGTCGTTCTCCGGAAACGAAAAAACCGCCACGGGGGCGGTTTCGAAAGTGAGCGTGTGGGGGGTTAGCGAACGACGATGCCCAGGGCGAGCAAGTCGGCCTGGCCGTTGGCGTCGAGGCCGGTCAGCTTCGCGCCCACGACCTCGGCGTCGCGCACGATGACGGCGGCCTGTGCATCAGATTCGGTGGCATCGACCGCGGCATACAGGATGCCAGTGGCGGCGCGCCGGCCGTCGTTGGTGCCGTCGTCGTCGTAGGCGACCCATTCGCCGAGGCCGGCATTGACGGCGATGGTGAAGGTATCGCCGACGATGAAGTCGGTGCTGCCGTCGGCCAGGGTGAACGTCAGGCCTCCCGCGCTGAACAGCACGCCGACCTCGCCGGCGCCGACTGCATCGCCGTTCGGGTCGACCACGCTGAACTCGCCGCCGTTGGCCGCGGCGGCGGTGATGGTCAGGACATAAGTGCCGGTGATGGCATCGTTGCCGACCGTTACGGTGCCGAGCGTGCCGTTTCCGGTGTTGCCGCCGGCGGCGCTCGGGGTGGCGGCATTGGCGGCGGTGATCTTGGCCAGCAGGGTTCCGGCCGCCAGCTTGCCGGCCGTGGCGTTGACGGTGATCTGCTCGCGGGAGCGCTGGCCGTTGGCCTCGGAGAGCAGGAATTCTGCCGTGCGGGCGCCTTGGGTGAGGATGGTCATGGGTTAGGCTCCGATTTTCTTCATAGTGCGGCGCCAGGCGTCCGCGGTGCTGTGGGTGCCGACCGCCGACTGGCGGTTGCTCAGGTGCGGGCCGCGCTGCAGGCGGCTGGCCAGCTCGCTGCGAACCACCTCGACGCCGGTGCCGGCCGTGATGTAGTCGGCGGCCAACTGCGCCATGCCGGCGGCGGTGCAGAGGTTGCGGATCTCCTGGGCGCGCTCGACGGCCGCCTCGAGCTGCGAGGCAGTCCACTGATTGCGGATGGCAATGGCGACGGAAAGGCCGTGCTTTTCACACTGCTCGGCCAGGACGGCAGGGCTCAGCGGGGTGGCAGAGGCCTCGACACTACTGCTTTCCGATTCGTTCTCGACGCCGGGATCGCCCTCTTCGGGCGGCTCCGGAAGCTCGATGTCGTCCGGGAGATCCCCTTGCTCATGGGGCATATCCTCTTCCCGCAGCGGCACCTTGCGGGTGTAGGCGCCGCCCTGCAGCTCGGCCATCAGCTCGCGGAAGGTGCCGAGGTGGTCGGCCAGGCCGGCGTCGATGGCGTTCTGGCCGAACAGGATGCCGGCCTCGGTAGCCCGCACCGCCTCGACAGACAGGCCCCGGTACTGGGCCACGCTGCCGGCGAACAGGTCGTAGAGGCGATCCGATTCGCCCTGCATGAAGGTGCGGGCCTCCTCGCTCAGCGGCTCGTTGGGGTTGCCGGCGACCTTCATGGCTCCGGAGTGGACGTAGGTCCACTTGATGCCGGCCTTGGCGTTGGCCTCGGACACGTCGCGATGACCGATGACCACGCCGATACTGCCGACGCCGCCGGTGCGGGTGATCCAGATCTCTGAGCAGGCTGCAGCGATGGCGTAGCCGCCGGAATAGGCATAGTCGTCGACCATGGCGATCAGGGTCTTGCTGTTGCGCAGCTCGGCCATGCGGTCGGTCAGGTCGAATACCTGGGCCGCTTCTCCACCCGGGCTTTCCAGGCGCAGCACGACGTGGGTGATGCTGGCGTCGGCCTCGATCTCGTCGAAGGCCAGCATCAGGCCCTCGTAGCTGGTCGGGGCAACGCCGCAGACCGGCTCGACGGCGCGGGCGATCAGCGGGCCGGACACGTCGAGCACGGCGACATGGCCGACCCGCTCGAGGATCTGCCGCGGCTCGCCGCCGGCGCCGGCCTCGACACCGCCGCGCAGCCAGCCGTCGATCAGTGCGTCGGCCATGGCCGGCTCGACCAGCAGCGGGCGGTTGACCACGCGGGAGTAGATTTGCGGCACGAGCGGGCCGCCCTGTCCGCGGCTGAACAGCCGGGACAGCAGGTTCGGTTTGAGCATGGGGCGCTCCGGTTGGGTTATTCGTCGGTGACCTTGACGGGGTCGTGGCTGTACTGCAGGCCCATGGCCTGGGCGCGCTCGGTATCGGCCCGGTTCTGGCGGTCGATGTCTTCGACGTCGTAGCCGCGCTCGGCAGCGGCCGCAGCGCGCGAGCTGAGCCCGCCCTTGATGAGCATCAGCTCGCCCTGGGCATCCTGCACCGGGTGCAGGTAGCGCCATGCTTGGGGTCGCCAGTCGCATGCCAGGTAGGCCTTGCGGTTGGTGGCGTAGTCGCGGGCCTTGAGCCGGCCGGCGAGCACTGCCGCGTCGATGAACGCTTCCCACATGCGCCGGCACAGTTGCGGGATGGTGTAGAGCCACTGTGCCTGCTCGATCAGCCGGCGGTATTCGTTGAGCAGCGCGCGCAGAATGCGGTCGTTGACGTTGCGCATGTCGCCGGACAGCAGCTCGTAGGGAATCCCCAGCGAGGCCGCCACGCCCATCAGCTGCTGCCGCATGAATTCGCCATAGGCGCCGCCCTGGTCGGCGTCGAACAGCTTGATCTCCTCGCCCGGCAGCAGGGCCGGGAAGGTGCCGGGCTCGATGTTGACCATCGGCGCTGCGCCGCCTTCCAGCGGCTCTCCGGTGAACGGGTCGAACTGGAAGTCGCTGTCGTCGAAGCTCTGCCGGGTGATGGCTCCGGTGTAGTTGGCCCGGGTCTTCTTGCGGGTCAGCTCGGCATCGTCGTACTCGTCGAAGTCGCGGGCCTTGATCAGCGCCTGGACGGTCTCGGCAATACCACGTACCTGCCCGGGGCGCAGCGGAGCAAAGTGGTGAATGACTTCGCTGGCCGGCACCGGGACCAGCTCCATGCCATTCGGCGACATATCGCAGGGGTGGCGACGGTACATCCAGTACTGCGAGCGCTTGCCGCCCCCGTCGAACTCGATGCCGGCGACGATCTCGCGGTCGCCGTACTGCATGCTGTGGGTGTGCGGTACCTGCTCCGACTCGATCAGCTGGAACTGCACCGGCACCGGGGTGCCGCTGTTCAGCCCCAGGTGGCGGATGCGCACGAACACCTCGCCGGCCTCCTTGCGCGATCGCACGGCCAGGGCCATGAGGCCATAGGCATCGAGCGTGCCGTCGTAGTCGGCAGCGGCGCAGAACTCCTCGTCCCAGAGGCGGTTGGCCTCGGCGGCAAATGTGGCATCCGGAGCCTTGGAGCGCGGCTTGATGCCGGCGCCGACTTCGTTGCTGACCCAGTTGCGCACGCCGTTGGCGATCCAGCCGTTGTTGCGGCCGGCATCGCGCGAGCGAGCGCGGACGGTGGACATCTGGCCGACGGCTGCCCGGGTCGGCCCCGGCGATCCGGGCGCCCAGTCCTTCATGCGCCGGCCCTGGCTGGCGGCATCGTAGCTGGCCTGCGGCCGGAGCGGCGCGCCGTCGAGCAGGAAGCCGCGGGATTGCAGGGTTTCGAAGTCCATCACAGTCCCCGGCGGTGGTTGAGTCGGTAGCCCCGCAGGCGGCGGCCGTTGTTTTCGCTGGCCTGGATCTCGGCCTTCATACGGTCGCGCAGGCCGATCAGTTGCGGCAGCTCGGCAGTGGCGTAGCGGGTGGAGTCGTTGGGGCCGAAGCGCACTTCGACCACGCGCTCGCCGGCAGCCAGCGCGACGATGGCGGCCTCGACGGCCTGGAGCTGTTCGCGGGTGTAGGCCATCAGCGGGTTACCTGCATGCCATGCGCACCCGGCGGGTGGCGGTTCGTTGGGGTTTCGGCTTGGGCGGATCGACCGGACGCGGTTGTGCGACCTGATCGGGCGCGGCCTGGACCACGTTCGGGTTGTTGCCCCAGTCGCGCGCCCAGGCCGGCGGACTGGACCAGTCGACTTTCTCCATGCCCTGGCGGATCGCTGCGGCGCGGTTGTAGCAGGCGAGGTCGAACGCTTCGTTGTTGCCCTTGCCGGGCTTCTTCCAACCCTGCGGGGTGCGAACCTCGAAGGTCATTTCCTCGAAGAACCAGTCGCCCAGCCACTCGGGGAAGTGGCGGTAGCCCGGGCCCGGCGCTTCGCGCTGCAGATCGGCGTCCACCGCATCCTTGAGCTGGTTGGTGTTGAGCCGCCAGACAGGGATCTCGCCGCGGGCCTTGGCTTTTCGGTCCTTGCGGTCGCTGTCCGGGTAGGTCTCCTTGAGCCGCGGTGCATTCGGGGCGCCGTCGCCCTTGATGAGCATGAAGCGCTTGTGCAGGCCTGCGCGCTTGAGCTTGCGCCAGTAGTCGTAGGCCCGCTCGGTCACGCCGGCCTTGCCGCCGGAGTCACAGGCGACCATGACCGGGAGCATCGCCCTGTTGCTGCCATCGGCCAGCGGGTAGGCCTTCTGCATGACCTCGGTCAGCAGGTCCCAGTCCTCCAGGTAGGCGGCAGGATCGACCGGCAGCGGCTGGCCGTCTTCGTCCAGGCGCTTGCTGGTGCGGATGTTGTAGCGGTCGATCAGCCAGTTCTCGCCGTGAGCGCCCCAGCCCTCGACCTGAACGACGAAGCGCGGCTTGCCGCCAGCCTGGACGTCCGCCGCGACGGTGATGAAGCGCACGCCGTCAGGCACCTGGAACTTGACCGTTTCCTCCTTGCGGACGATCAGCAGATCCTGCGAGCGCACCGACTCGGCGCGCTGCGGCATGTAGGGCGCGCCCTGGTCGAGGTTGGTGGTGGTCTTGAGCATTTCCTCGTCGCCGGTGGTGACGTATGCGTGCACGCCCTGCAGGTAGCGGCCGACGATGGACTCCCAGCCCTGGAACGCAGCGGCCATGCCCCCCAGCCAGAAGCTGGCGACCTTGCTTTGCCGCGGCTCGCCGCTGATGGTGCGGTCGCGGTCGATCTGCTGCCCCTCGATCAGCCAGAGGCCAGCGCGGTTCATGGCCCGCTTGTGCTTCTCGCCGATCAGGCTGCCGCAATGTGGGCAGGCGAAGTAGGCGCACTCGCGGATCAGCCTGGCGAGGTCTGCGGTGCGGATCTGCTCCTTGAGCTGCTCCATGCTCGGCAGGGCGAAGCTGCCGATGCCGGGCTCCGGCTCGCTGAACTCCTTGCAGTCCGGGCACTGCCAGTACCAGCGGCGGCGGTCGCCCATGTTGTACAGGCCGACAATCCCTTTGCAGGGAGGCCCTTCGTGCGGTGTCTTTCGCCGCCAGGCCGGGTCGCTCATTTCCCGTCCCGGCGAGGACTCCGCGCAGCACATGCCGCGCGAGAGGAAGGTCTGGGTGCGCTTGAGCGCGAGCGACCAGGCGTCGCCCTCGCCGTCGATGTCGTCATCCATGCGGTCGTAGTCGGTCAACCAGACCCAGCGGATCGACTTCGACGACAGCTGGGAGACGGCGGGCCAGCCGATCTTGAGCACCATGCCGCTCTTGAAGAACTTGTCGAAGACGTTGTCGTCGGCGCGGCCGGTGGCGATTCGCGAGGCCAGCTCGGGGCTGTAACGGATGGCGCGGTCGATGCGGGTGCGCGAGAAGTCCCGCGCGGACTCCTGGCTCATCTGCACGATCAGCGCGTCGCCCGGGTCGCAGGTGACGGTGTAGGCAAAACCGCCGTCGATCAAGGCCTGGGTCTTGAGCGACCGCGCCGGGCCGGCGAATACCACGCCTTCGAAGCGCCGGCTGGCCAGCAGGTCCAGCGGCTCGCGCATGTAGGGAGCGACGTCGAGGGTAAATTTTCCCTGGTAACCGCCCGGCTCGTTCAGGTACAGGTTCTGCTCTGCAGCATCGCTCACCAGGATGCGTCGTGGCGGCCGGATAATCTCGGCAGTGTTGCGGACGATGTCAGCTGTCTTCATAGACTGTCTCGTCCAGCAAGCTGCACACATCGAGCAGCTGCTGATACAGAGCCTCTCGGGCACCATCCACTACGCTGATCACTCGTTCGACCTCCTCGGGCCGCAGGGCACAGTCGCGCTCCAGCACGTCCGGAAGGGTGTCGAGCGCCGAGGCCAGGGACTTGAACGCCGTGGCGACGACCTGCTCGACCTCGTCAACTGGGATCTGGAATCGCTGTTCTGCCAGCCATTTGGCCTTTTCCCGCTCGGCCCGGTAGTGGGTGAGCCGCTCGGACGGCGGGAGCTTGTCGGGGTCATCTTCCGGCGCGGCAACTTGTGGCCCCATCACCGCGACGACGACATCGCGCAGCCGCCAGGCGGGATGGCCTTTTGTTTCGCCAACAGGAGGGATGCCCTCGAGGCGACGCTTCACGGTGCGACGGTCGATGCCGAATTCTTCGGCCAGCGCGTTGATGGACCACAAGCGCGCCCCCGAATGTACAAGGGTCACACTCATGCAGACTCCTATTCAGCCCAGCAACCACGGGGCCTGCAGCGATTCGCGAGCGGAGCGCCTCTTGTACATTGACTTTCGGCAAATGCTCACCCCGCACAACTCTTCAAAACGTCTGGAAGCCAGAAGCCACGCGGCCTCCAGCAGATAGGACTCGGTGTTGTGGTGGAGCATCCGAAAAATCGAAAAATTGTCCGTTACCGCGAGGCTCGACGCCTTCCCCGCGGTAGGGGGCGGGTGGCCAGGGTCCCCGGCGCACCGGGCCAGCGCCCGTCACTGCCCCCCCACCCTCCGCTCGACGCCGGCCTTCTTGGCGAGCCACTGGGTATAGAGCCCACCAGCTACGTCAGCGCCCAGTACCGCGACAACAATACCCAGCCCACCGGCCAGGTGTATGCCTGAGCCTGCTGCCATGGCCAGCATCAGCGTCGCCATGCCAAGCAGACCCGAAGCACCGAACCGCAGCATCACTCGCTTGAGGATCTGTTCCATGGTTAGGTCGCCACCGGAGGCACGGAGCATTTCACCGGACAGGCCAGCCATGGAGATCAGCACGAGCAGCCAGAACGGCATGTCGGCGAGCGTCTGGTGCTCGTTGGGCATGAGTGTTTCCTTGGGAGTTAGGTGGCCCGCAGCGCAGTCCTGCCAGGGAGCTAAGGGGCGAGGGGCCGAAACGAAAAAGCCCCGCACGATGGCGGGGCCTGGAATGGATTGGCGCAGGGGGCGAGCCCAGTCGTTGTTTCGCTTGTCGCTGGCAGTGACTTCTGCCGTCGCCTGGGTGCGCCAGAAATAAAAACCCCGGCCAGATCGCTCTGTGCCGGGGTTTCGGAGGTCAATGACCTCAAATGGAGCGGGGTACTGCACCAGCAGCTAAACAGCTACACCAGATGGCGGCGATGGATGAAGTCACAGCCTTGAACACAACATCACCGAATGCACACACCATACCGATACCCTCCCCTGCGAAATTAGCTGTCGCAGTCAGCAGTTCTGAAATACCAGGAAGCGCGGTAACGAATACCGCAAGGACAAACAGAACCGCCATCTGGGCACCAGGAATAGCTGCCGGTTTTGATCCGGCTCCCCGAAGATGTTTCGCCAATCCCCAACACGCAAGATCGACAGGATGTGGATATGATGGCTCATTGGCTCATCTGCGTCAAACACTGATTCTAGGCAGCCTCGGTCCTAATCAGTCCCTCTGCATCAAGTACCTCTTGCGCCGCGGCCAGAGCATCATCGACTTTTTGCTCAAGGCTCTTGCGGATATCGCGCCTCCAGCGCTCTTGTGTCTTGACGGGCACCGGCTCATCGCTCCAGCGATCCATGCAGTACCACGCCTCGGGCAGCACGCTTGTGGAGCGCTTCCCGTCACGCCCAGGAAGCTTTGGCAGAGCCCAAGTCAGCACGGCCGCATCCCTGAACCGATCTGGCGCCGGCGTCTGTACCCGTAGCCGCAGCGCCTTGATCGCCCCCCTCTTACGGTCGATGTCTGTGCTGTACTTGGCGGTCAGCGCGTCCCACTGCTCAGGGGTCAGAACATCATGAAGCAGGGCATGCACCATCACGTCATACAGCCTGGCCTCATCCTTCCCAACGATTTCCCCAGCCCGCCGGGCCGCACCAATAGCGTCAGGATCACGCCAGCACTGCGCCACGTCGCTCATCACCTCGGCCGCCAAGGCCCGGACCACTGCTGAAATCACGCTCGGATAGATCATGCCGCTTCCCCCTCTTCAAATCTTGAAATGCGTACTCGCACCGCACCACCAGGAACAACCTCCCGGCTCACCTGCAGTTGCGTCACAAAGCGGTTGTCGTCGATGCCCAGCGCATCAGCCAGACCGTCCCGACCGGCCTTGAAGCTGGCAAGCATGTTGTCGTCATCGCGCCGGCGCCTGTCCGGAGGGACAAACTCCAGCAGCAGCAGGGCCCTACCCACCGGAGCCACCAAACCAGCCTTCTTGGCCAGCAGGTGGCAGGCTGCCCGGTATCCCTTGGCCACCTTGCTGCGCTTCGCCCAGTGGGTGCGGGCATTCGGGCTCAGCTCCTTGGGCGGCCACGGCAGATCGATCTCAATCACCGCTTACCCCCTTCATCAGCCTGTTGAGCTTCGCCCGCGCTTCCTTCTCCAGCTCCGGATGCCTGGTCAGCTCCTCCTCGGCCCAGGCTCTCCAGCCCTTCCCCTTGTCCCTGCGCTGGGCGTGGATCTGGCAGGCCAGTTCCTGCGCTGCTCTGTACCGCTCCATGCAGGCCGCCTTGTGTGCCTCGATCTCCGCCCGCTTCTCGGCAGTCAATGAGGCCAAATTCCATGAACCAGTGCTCTCCGAACGATTCTTCACGGCAACGCTCTCCATCGTCTCCGCCCTGGATGCTCATAAGCGGCTCCTTGCTTCGCGCTCGACTTCCGCCTTTTGCTGCCGATGGCGGTGGAGAAACTCTCTGTAGCCGGCCTCTCGGCGCTGCCCGACCAAGGCGGCTACGGCCAGTCCAGCCAGCGCGACCAAGCCGAAAATCATCATGATCTCGTGCACTTTTCAGGGCCTCTCTTTTTGGAGTTCTCGAAAATCGCTGCATGCCACGACTGGCGCGGCCTGCGCGTCGAACCTCGAAACGGAAGAAACCGCCACCGTACCGCCGTGAATCGCCGCAAAACCGCGCTCATCCAGCCACGCATGCCAGCGCTTCAGCGCATCCAGCTTCAGGTCGTCGGCACTGGTGTTGATGTAGGTCTGCGCCGAAAAGCCCATTGCATGGTTCAGCAGCAGCTCGCCTATCAGGTAATCCACGCCCAGCTCGGCCCAGCCGGTGCGGGCCATCTTGCGCAGGTCATGGCTCGACCACTGCCCGCCGCCCAGGCTGGAGAAGATCGCGCTGGCCGTCTTGTCGCTGATCGGCTTGCCGTCCCGCCCGGGGAACAGGCACACCGGATCGCCGCCCTTCGCCTCCTGGATAGCCCGGTACCGGCGCAGCAGCGCACAGGCCTGCTCGGTCAGCGGCAGCACATGCTCGGTCCTGGTCTTGGTGTTCTCCGCCGGGATCAGCCAGACCCGCTCGCTCAGGCTGATATGCCGCCAGCGGGCCAGCCGGGTCTCGCCCACCCGCGTGCCGTGGGCCAGCATCATGACCGCCAGAATCCCCTCGAGCGGGGCCTGCTCGAAGCGCGTCGCCAGAGTGGCCAGCAGCTGCCCGGCATCCATCACATGCAGCCGCGCCGCCTTCGGCTTGATCCGCGCCTGGACGAAGTCCGTGAACTTCACCGAGGCCAGCGGATCCTCGGCGATCAGCTCAAGCCGCAGCGCCTGCTTGAAGGCCATCGTCAGCACCCGCAGGATCAGGCGCACATAGCTCGGCGACAGCGTCTCCTGCAGCGGCCACATCAGTGTCTGGTCTACCGCCGAGCGGTTCAGCGCGGCCAGCGGCAGGCTCGACAGGCGCGGCAGCAGGTGGCAGTCGATAGCCGACTTCACCGACGCCTTGCGCTTGGCCGACAGCTTGCGGTCGCGCATCACCCGCTCCCGATACCACTCCAGCAGCTCGCCCACCGTCGACCAGCCACCCTGGCCCACGACCGCCTCCGGATCGGCCACCAGGCGGGCCAGCACCTCGGGCAGCACCGCCAGCGCCGCCTTCGTGTTCAGCTCCGGCCAGCCGGCGAACTTCTTCCACTCGCCCGCCGCCCGGACATCCCAGCTCCCCCGGGACCGCTCCTCGAGGAAGCG